TCCTCCGTGACGCCGTGGCGGACTACATGAGGGCAGGAGACCCGACGTCATGAAAGAAGCCCGGATCACATGTAAGACGAGGACGGTGAAGATCGCCGACCTGGACATCGACATGGTCAGAGGCGACGTGATGTTTGTCCCTGCGGAGGCGGCGAGCGGTTCAGCAGATCTGCGGGTTATGCAGGGTGCGGGGGCTGTGGAGGTGTACTACGTCCAGCGGAGCCGAGAAACTCGGCGACGGGTTCTAGCCCCTCCACATGGGCCTCGCATCCCCTTGAAGAAGCGCAAGGCCATCGTGACGGTCAAGAGTCACGAGATCGATGAGGACGCCCTCGCCGACAAGCTGATGGAGCGGCTGATGCCCTTCGTGGGCCAGCGGGCCTCTGAAGAGGTGCTCGAACGGATGCAGGCTACCATGGATGATTCCATGCAGCAGATTCGTCAGGCCCTTCAGGGAACCGGGGGCGCTCGACCAGGTGCGCCCCCCGGTACAGTAAGGGAGGTCGTAGACGCCCCCGAGATTGCCTTTATCCCGAAGGGCATTGTAGGGGCCGTAGAGGGCACCGTCGAAGTACAAGAGGCGGAGTCAGAGGGATCCGGTGGGGTGGATGACGCCGCAGCGGCCTTGAAGGCGGCCCGTAAGCAGAAGAAGGAGACTCCATGAGCGACGATACCAAGAAGACAGCGGTGATTCCGGGCATCGGCCTGGACATCGGCACCATGAACCTCGTGTCCGCCCGCAGAGGCGACAAGGGCATCACGACCAAGCGGATGCGGGACGTGTTCCTGGACCTGCCCACGTCGGCGAAGAAGATGCTCAAGCTCTCCGCCACCAGCTTCGTAGAGCGTGAGGACGACGTGCTGATCCTCGGCGACGCTGCTTTGGAACTGGCCAACGTGTTCGGACAGGAGGCCCGTCGGCCTTTGTCCGCTGGCATCGTGTCGGCGACAGAGTCCGAGAGCCTGGACGTGCTGGGCCTTCTCATCAAGGAGGTCCTGGGACCTCCTGCCGTGCCGGACGAGGTGTGCTACTACTCTGTCCCTGCGGAGCCCATCGACCAGCCGGACAGGGACATCATCTATCACCGGGAGGTGTTCCGCCGCATCGTGACGGAGTGCGGGTACAAGCCCTTCCCGGCCAACGAAGGCATGGGGATCATCTTCGCCGAGACGGCGAAGGAAGGGTTCTCCGGCGTGGCCCTTTCGTTCGGGAGCGGCATGACCAACGTCGCCCTGGCGATCAATACCATCGAGGGCCTGATCTTCTCTGTGGCCCGTGGCGGTGACTGGATCGACCGTGGGGCCGCCAAGTCCGTAGGAGCGACGCAGGCCCGTGCCTGTGCGGCCAAGGAGAAGGGGATCGACCTGACCAAGCCGCAGGACAGGCTGGAAGAGGCCATCGCCCACTACTACCGGGCCCACATCGACTACGTGCTGGACCAGATCGGCCTCCGGTTCAAGTCCATTGAGGGCAAGTTCGACCTGCCCCGTGCGATCCCCGTGATCGTGTCCGGCGGGACGAGCCTCGCTGGTGGGTTCATGGAGTTCTTCACCAAGGTCTTCAATGAGCGGCGCAAGCGGTTCCCCATCGAGGTCAGTGAGATCCGACAGGCGGGCGAGCCCTTGAACGCTGTGGCCCACGGTCTGCTCATCCAGGCGATGCAGGAACACGAGGAGGACTGAGATGAGCACCACCCACGAGGAACTCCGGCACGCCATCATGGAACTGTGGCAGATAGACCTTGAGCCCAAGGCCAAGGCGGACACCTTGCGTTTCCACCTTGGACTGACCCCCAAGGTCGTAGAAGCCTTCGAACTGGCCCTAGACGGGCAGGGCACGGCGCAGGACGTGGTCGACGCCTTGGACGGAGTGACCTGATGAGCAGCAACCCCTTCTACGACCCCGAAGCCGCCCTGAGAGACCTGGAGTTGTTCCACGGGGACAAGATGAACCCGCCCAAGCCGCCCCCGAAGGCGAGGTGGACGGAAGAGATGGAACAGGATTTCCAGGCGTTCCACGGGGACAGGGAGAAGCCGTGTATTTCCAACTGACAGAGGCGAACCCGGTAACGGGGCTATACCTTCCGTTAGCTGGAGATACACCGGAGGCTCTTATGCCGCCCCGCAAGCATGCACTGCTCACAAAAGAGGTTCTGTTAGACCTGTATTTTGACCAGAAGTTCTCGATGCCTCGGATTGCTGAGATGCGGGGTGTTCCATATAGCGTCGTGAGGGCTTCTTTTCGAGCCTGTGGGCTTCGCTGGCGGACCAAGTCGGAAGCACGGGCTGGACGTTCCTGGAATGAGGCCACTAAGGCTAAGATTTCTGCGGCGCATCTCGGGCGTAAGGATTCCCCTGAGACAGCGGCCAAGAAGAGGGCTGCACTAGCCCGGGTGTGTGCATGGACAGTAGGGGTTCCTTACGATGATCCCCGAAGGGTTCGGCAAAGGAAGGCCGTGGCTGATGCCATGCGAAGGCCCGAAGTTCGGGAACGTTGTTCTATTGTGCGGACAAAAATGATCCAGTCCGGGCGCTACTATTCAAGGGGGTACTACCAGTCCCCGAAAGCAGGCCGGGTTTATTACATGTCGGGTTGGGAGCTTCGGCGGTACAAGGAGTTTGATGCAGATCCTTGCGTTGCCTGTTACTCGGTGCAGCCTTGTTCCATCCCTTACTTGTGGGACGGTAGTACCCATCGGTACATCCCGGATGTTTTGGTCGAGTACGTGGATGGGAGCAAGGTATTGGAGGAGATCAAGCCCTTACAGATAGTGGAACGGGATGCTCAAGGTAGCGGTCGGATTGCAGTGAAGTTGCGTGCTGGAGAAACCTTTGCACAACAACAAGGTTGGGGCTGGCGGCTCTTCTCCTATGGGGTTGCCTGATGTATTTTGCCCTCACCGAGGCGATGAAAAGGCGGTTCGTCCTTGAGATGCGCCGCTTCTGGGCCAGTCACCCCAAGTACCGGGACATCGTCGATCACATCCAGGGGAAGTACTCCTTCCGGGAGCGTCCTCAGTACGGGATCATCGTCAAGACGTCCGGCGGCAACAGGGTGGACCTGTCAGCGGACAACTACATCGGCGTCATCAACGCCTACCCGTACCTGGCCAAGGTCGGGGCCTATGCGGGCCTCTCAGTTGAGTGGGTTCGTGAGGACTCCCTGGCCATTCAGAAGAACGGCGGCCTGTTCCCGTCCCTCCCTGGCGTCTACTTCATGGAGATCACAGGGGCCAACGAGTTCTACGTGGACCCGCTCCTGGACGTGTACGCCGAACCCGTAACGATGGTCGACACCATCACGGGGCAACTCCAGAATGCGCCCCTGACAGGCACCCTCCGCCTGTTTGAGATGCCCGCCGCCTATCAGTTGGTCGAGGGCACGAACTACACGCTGACGTTAGACCCCGCAGGCAAGCCTACAGGGGAGATCATCCTGGCGCAGGCCCTGACAGGTGGCCGGACGTTGACCGCCGACTACAGGCACGCTGCGGCCTCTACAGGCCCTCATGAGTTCCACCCTATGTTCGCCAACAACACCGCCATCCCTGGCGTCGTCCTGGCGTTCGGGGAACGGAGCGAGGTGGGGGACAGGTTGGCGGTGGTCATTCAGGACATGAGGCGGCCCGCCTGTTTGGCTTACGGTGGCCAGTGGGAGTTGACCCTCGACTTTGAGGTGATGTCCCGGGACGTATACGCACAGCAGCAGATCGCTGATATGACCGTGATCTACCTGTGGGGGGTCCTACGGGCTGCCATGTCGTCAGAAGGCCTGGAGATGACGGAACTGTCCTTGGGCGGAGAGTCGGAGGAGATCTACGACGACAACGCCGATGACTACTTCTACAACTCGACCTTCAGCCTGACGGTGCGGACCAATTGGGAGATCTACGTTCCCCTCAACATCTTCCTCCGCCAAGCCTCCTTCATGACACTAGAGCAATCACAGGCCGTGGCCGCCATGACGGACGACCAGGTGGCCTCGTTCAACAATAACCTCCGCATGGTGGAGAACTTGGGGCTGCAACGGTTCGGTGATCCGTTCTTCAGCGATAGGTCCTACACCTACGAGGTCATCCGGTGATGTGGCACCCGAACGCCTACATGCGGCCCGGATGTAGCGCCCCATGCGAAGAATATGAGGAGGCAGCCATGCCCCGGTTCGAATTTCAGTGTGAGTGCGGCGTCCGCTTTGAGGAGTCCGCCAAGTCCAAGGAGCACAGCACCCCGAAGCCTTGCCCCGAGTGTGGGACATTGGCTCCCCGCTGGATGCCCGAGGACGTCTCCGGTGTGTTCAACCCTGGCATGGACGGCACCCCCGGACCCCAGAATACAGGGGTCGCCGAGATCGATACGGTGGCCGACCGGGCCATCGGCGAGTCCGCACAGCAGGGCTGGCAGGTCGCCGAAAAGCGGGTGGCGGACAAGCGGGAGATCATGGAAGAGACCGGCGTGGACGGGAAGGACCTATCCAAGAACCCCGACGGGTCCTACGGCGTTCTGAAGCCGGAGGAGCGGGGCGTCCACGACAGGGCACAGGCCATCAATAGTCTGGCTATGAAGCGCCTACAAGAGAGGAGGCAGAGTTCCTCTCCACCGACCGACGAGCGGTGACCCGGGTACGCACGGGCTAGACAGACGGGACGACAGACGGACCACTTACTTGGGCTGACGTTCCGCCCCTTCGAGGGCTGGTCAATGTGGACTGAGAAACCAACGGACACGGTGGTTGAACTGGAACCCGCTCCCGCGGCTTGAAGAGAGGTGCTACATGGCTTTCCCCGGATCCGCTTATGCTCCCCCTGGTGTTTTCACCCAGACAGAGTTCGAGAATCCTCTGGGTGCAGCCCTCCAGACCCTGAAGATCCCGGTCTTCATTGGAGAGGGCAGCGAACTACTCGTCCAGGAGAACCTGGAGGTGGTCCGTGGCTCCTCGTCCACCATCGACCAGCGCAGGGTTGATGAGGACATGACCGGACGGGCCGTTGCCAGCGTGTCCCAGACGGGACAGGTGACGCTCGGCGCTTTCAACGGTGTTCTGGACAAGATCCAGGTCCGACACTACCCCCTCGTGACGGGTGACGGTACGGGCACCACGACGAACAGCCGTGGCGACGTGACCGTGACTCTGGACGGCGAGCCCATCGTTGTCCGGGCAGTGACAGGAGCGACCGGCATCGTGCAGTTGGCGCAGGCCCCACAGCCTGGTCAGCAGGTCCTCTGCACGTACTACTACAACCGCACAGACACCTTGATCACGGACGACCTGTCCGATCAGGTGGACCCCGACCCGGCGGTCGTGCAGGGCCAGTTTGGCCTCTACGACACGGATTCGCCCGGTAGCGTGGGCGGTGGCAGCGGTGTGGCAGAGACGGTTGACCTCCACGGTGACATCACGGACGCCAACGGCGCTGTGATCGTGGAGAACAACAACGTCCTGAACCTGGTGATCGATTCCACGACCTACCCCATCGTCATCCCGCCCCGCAGTGACTACACGATGGCTCAGATCGCTGCGGCGATCACGGCGGCCAACGTAGGCACGCTGACGGCCTCGACGTTCACGAACAACTTTGGGCAGAGCGCCCTGCTCCTGAACGCCGACCACAGCATCGTAGTCAACGAGGGCACGGCCAACGCCCTCCTCGGGCTCCTGACGGGGCAGGCGGACGCACGGGTCGCCACGTTCTACACCTTCCAGGGTCCCATCGTGGACGGCTCCAACGGCGGTGTGACGACGACCGACCCCTCGCACGTCACCGTCAAGGTCAACGGCACGCAGGTGATCCCGACCTCGGTCAGCGGTTCCACCCGCGCCGTGACGCTGCCCCAGGCCCCCATCGCCGGGGCGACTGTGGCCATCACGTACTACTTCAACGCATGGCAGGACACGTTCGACTACCTGGCCAACATCAATGTCCAGGCCGTCACTCAGTGTGGCGACGTGCCGAACGGTTCGGGCTACACGCAGGCCAGCGACTTCATTCTCCAGGACGACAAGATCCTCTGGGGAACGGCGGTTACGGTCGAGAGCGGCGTCAACTCGGTGGGTTCGGAGCGTTTCGACGACACCCAGGTGACCGGCACCCTGATCGACAACCGTACCTTCATGTCCGCCTGCACCGCCGTGACAACCTCGAGCGGCGGCTCCTCCGTGGCAAGCGTCCGGGAGTTCACCCTGCCCTTGAGCCCCACGACGGGTAACGGCAGGAACACGCCTCTCGGGACGAGCCTCTTCCAGACGGTCAGCAACGGGCGCATCGACCTTCCGACCAACCGCCCCGACCTGGTAACCGCCTACTGGGGCTTCGACATGCAGGACGCCCTCGACAGGGGTCCCGTCCAGGTCACGAAGGTCGAGGGCAACGTCATCACGCTGGACGAGAGTGTGCCGGTTGGGGCGACGGTGTTCGCCACGTTCTGGTACAACCAGCTTACGGACAACACCTACACCCTGACCTGTCTGAACCCTGGCCTGTCCGGGGCTGGCACCTACACGGTGGAAGACAGCGGCAGCAACGACGTGTACGGGCCCATCTTCAACACCGGGACGAAGAGTGCGAACCTGATCGGTGTGACCATCGAGTTCCCCTCCGGTTCCGAGTTGAAGCCTGACCTGCGCTACGAGAGCGTGTCCGACGACGACTTTGAAGGCCCGGTCGAGGAGATCGTCACGGTCGAGTTCGGTAGCCGTGTGGCTGGTCCCGCCAAGTACACCGTACCTGGCTACGGCCCCTACGAGTTCATCCCGGCCTTCTCGGACTTCTTCCGGGTTGCGATCCGCAGCACGGACATCTCGAACAGTGCCGGTCTGGACCTGATGGACCCCTCGGGTTGGAACTCGGGCTTCTTCGCCAGCCTCCTGAGCGACGAGATCGATTACACGGGTGGCACCGGAGCCACCGTGGGCCAGTCCTACGACGTGACGGCCTCCGAAGAGTTCATCATCACCACGGACGACGCCGACGTGCCGGTCAAGACGGGCACAGGGACGAACGTGGACATCAGCTTCTTCGCTGACGCCATCAACGAGGCCGCGGCAGGCCACACGGGTACGGCGGCGGCTGGCGGGGTGGCTTCCGTAACCCTTGACCCGCTGTCCCGGTCTGACATCGACGACTTCTACGTGGGCTGGCGGGTGGTCATGGGGCTCGGTGCCGCAGCGGCGGGCGACGCCCTTGCGGTCACCGCCTACAACGGCACCACCGGCGTAGCGACCATGGCAGCCAACTGGTCCGCACCGCCCATCATCACCGACCGCTACACGATCTTCAGGCCGGAGAACAGGGCGAGCCTCCAGACGGCGACCGCCTTCGACGGCCCGGTCGTGATCGTAGCCGACAGCCACGATCAGCTTGTGTTCCGCTACGTGGGCGACGTGTCCGGTCTGGGGGTAGTCAGCACGCTGACCCTGGCCGTGGGCACCTACGACACCCCGAACGCCCTGGCCGCACAGGTGCAGACGCAGATCGACGCAGCCATCGCCGGTTACGCCGCAGCGTTCGCCGGGGCCAACATCGAGTGCATCGCCAACTCGGACGCGAAGCTCGAGTTCCGCATCCAGCCCGCTGGTACGGACAGCGTTGCCTTCCTTCAGTTCCTGGATGCCGACACCGCCGCAGAGGACTTCGCTGTCCTGGCCGGTTTGGACACGGCAGCCGCAGTGTTCGGCGGGCAGGCGACCCTGGTCCACGGCCCCATCGCTCGGACCTACGAAGTGGCAGGGCCGGAGAAGCTGTACGACCGCCTGGTCCTCCGTAACCGGATCCTTCCGGGCTACGGTGGCAGCATGCACCCCGCCAACGTCCTGGAGCAGACGCTCCTGACGGTCAAGAGCGGCAACACCAAGGCCGGTATCAGCACGGGCGACTATGGCACCGCAGGGGCCGTGGCAACCGTCAGGGCCGCCACGGCGGTCGGCACGATGGGCTTCTCGGGCGGTATGGACGCCAACGGTGAGCCCCTGGTCACGTTGTACGACGGGACGGGGACCATCGCCGCCAACGACGAGTTCAGCTTTGAGGTTGACGGTGTGCCGGTCACGGCGGCCTTCACCTCCACCCCTGCGGGCACGGCGACGCCTCTGGGTCCGGCAAGCGGAACGAGCAACGGCTCGATCCTCGACCAGATCATCGACGCCATCGCCGCAGTACCGGGCGCACCGTTCGGGGCCGCCCCCGCAGTGTTCGCCGACTTCCTCGTCCGGCAGGAAGGTGCGGGTATCCGCATCACCTCCCAGCGGTTCGATAGTGCCAGCCGCATCACCATCGGGTCTGGGAGCGCCAACAGCGCCCTCGGGTTCACGGCGGGCGCAGTCAGCCTGCGGGTGCAGCCGACGGCCCGTCTGGTGGCCAGTGCGTTGATGAACAACTACAACACGGGCTCCTTTGCCGATTGGATGGCCTTCACGGCTGGCGGTCTGGCGACTGAGTTCGGTTCCTCGGCCTTGGCCTCTGTGGAGATCGACGCCGCCGGTCAGGAGTACCTCTACATGCAGGACGCCCCGGTCATCGTGGGCAACCTGGGAGCCTCCTCGACGGTTCAGGTTCTGGACACCCTCCAGAGCATCGCCAACGCCCTGCGGTACGACACGGGGCTTGGGGCGGTATCGGGTGCCGGAGCGGTAGGCGAAGCAGCCCTCGACGGCTACTTCGTGATTTCCTCGAACCCCAACGGTTCGGGTTCCGCCAACGACTCGATTCTGAACAATGGGGTCGGACAGGACGGCATCGTAGGTCAGACCTACCGGGACAAGGTGACGGGCCTCACCTTCACCATCCTCCCGAGGGGCTGGAGCACCAACCAGAACGGACCCTGGATCAGCTACCCGACGGCGGCTGCCACGTTCCGCATCGAGTGCTCGAAGACCTTCACCTGTGACGCCAACATCCCGCACAACGCCCTGCCTGGGACGGAGTTGCGGGTGGACAATACGGTCGGCGTGACGGCGGGCGACACCTGCCTGACCAAGACCTACGAGCGTGGCGGCCAAGAGCCCGCCATCGGCGACCTGTACTACGTGACCTACAACTACACGAAGCCCAGCTTCGACACGGCCTTCTACACGAAGATCAGCAGCATTGAGGCGGCCTACGGTGCGGCCACGCCGGACAACCCGGTCAGCCTCGCCGCCTACCTGGCCATCCTCAACGGGGCGGTCCTCGTAGGGGTCAAGCAGGTACAGAAGGAAGAGGGCACGGAGCAGGCCAGCCTCGCCAGCTACGTGGCCGCCATCGAGGAACTGGAGGGCGTCCTGCCAGGTCAGGCCCTGCCGGACATCATCACCCCGCTCAGGGGTGACAGCACCTCGCTGTACCAGATCCTCAAGCGTTCCAACGAGATCATGTCCAGCGTGCGCTACCGCAGCGAGCGGACGAGCATCTTGGGCGTGAGCGCCGGGACTACCCCGGAGCAGGTCGGGGACATGGCGAGGACGCTGGCCTCGACCCGTATGCGGATCGTGTACCCGGACATCGTTGTCCTGACCCTTCAGGATCAGTTCAACAACACCAAGGAGTATCTGATCGACGGGACCTACGTGGCAGCAGCCATGGCGGGTTCGGTTGTGAGCCCCAACGTGGACGTAGCGACCCCGTGGACGGGACGCCGCCTCGTAGGCTTCACGCAGACCGGGCGCAAGCTGGACGCCGTGCAGCAGAACATCGTGGCAACCAAGGGTGTCACGGTCATGGAAGACCGGCCTCCGTACCTCCGGGTACGCCACGGGCTGACGACCAACATGGCCAACATCCTGACCAAGATCCCGACGGTCATTCAGATCGCCGACGAGGTGCAGCGCCAGTCCAGGCAGACCCTGGAGGGCTTCATCGGGATCAAGTTCCTGCCGGGGATCCTGTCCCAGATCGAGGGACGGCTGGCGATGATGATGAAGGCCCTCGTGGCCGCCCAGATCATCAGCGCCTACCAGAACATCAAGGCCAACGTAGCCTCGGACGACCCGACGGTTGCTGAGGTGCAGGCGTACTACGCCCCGGTGTTCCCGCTCCTCTACATCCTCCTGACGTTCCACCTCCGCAGCAGCCTGTAGGACTACGGGCGGCCCCGTCTACGAACGGGACGGGGCCACCTTTTTATAGGAGACCGACATGAACGAGAAAGACCTGATCGCCTCTTGGGGCCCTACCATCAAGACCGCCTCTTCGGCTCCGGTGACCCGCATCCGTAAGGTCATCTTCGAGGAGTTGAAGAAGATCAAGAAGACCGTCCAGACGGGCCTCCCGAAGGGTTCCGTTGTGGAGGACCCGGACTTCGAGGACGGCATCCTCACCGTTGAGGTCGAGGTGAAGGGTGGGGACGGGATCGATCAGAACGCTGTGAAGCGGTTGGTCGGAAACCTCGTCGGAGGTAACCCTTCCAAGGTGACCCCGTTCAAGGATCTTGCCTCCAAGGGGAACATCCGCATCCAGTGCGAGTGGAAGTAGGACATAGGAAACCGACATGGACCAGAAAGACCTGATCGCCTCTTGGGGTCCGATGACGAGGATGGCGGGCAAGAAGAGCCCCATTGTTAGGTTGAATGCGGCCAAAAGAGAGGCTGCGAAGCTCGTGGGTGATGCACACAACGCCATCCGCACGGATGCCCTGCGGGTTCTCCCCCACGGTTCGACTTGCAGCATCTCCGCCACACGGTACGGGGTGATGTTGCAGATCAGTGTCCCAGAGGCGGAGGGTGAGAACGCTCTGAAGGCTATCCGTAAGCTGTTCGGGACTGCTCCTGTGGACGGTATTCAGCCCATGCCCAAGCCTGGGCGCGCCTCGTACAACCTCAACTACACCCGCTAGAAGCAGGACAGCCCCGGTCCCACCGCCTGCAAAGCCGGGAACCAGGGCCGTTGCCCCACTGTGTTGCGTGAGCCATCCCGTTAGAACCCCCCACCCGTAGCCACGCCAGTCAACGAGATAACCCGGCGTAGCTCCCGACCGTGTCCGGTCACCCGTGGTGGGTGGCCTGACGGGGCGTCGTCCCCCAGATCAGCGGTGCAGCCCTGTGCTACCAGGACTTCTGGTCGGCGAGCACGCCCTTGCGGACGTCGTCCAACTCGCCCTTGAGGCCCTGAAGCGTCTTGCGGAGGCGGGTGCCCGCCGCCTTCTGCTCCTTGTCGTGGCGCTCTGCGTCGCCCTTGGCCTCTTCCAGCTTGCCGATGATCTTGTCGATGGCTTCGGTCGCTTTCATGGAACCCTCCAGTTGTGATGCCCGTTATGGGCCGTCGTTCTACTTCTCTACCCATCAACTCCAGAAAAGAACCCCATACGGGCCGAGAATCGACATGGCCTGCCCCGATATTCCGCCTCTTGAACATCCTAGATAGGGTTGGGTGGCTTTGTTTGCCCCCTACCCGCTCCTCCCTCGGGGCTCGTTGGATAGCCTATAACGACCCTGTAGTGAGAAGAGTCGCCGCACCCGGCACTGACAGGAGGTCCCTCATGGCGAACCAGACCATCTCTGGTGGGAACAAAGACAACAACCCGCAGTCGGGCGTAGGTGGCACGTCCTACATGTACGACTTCGGCACGTCACCGAACACCAGGACGGCGGTCTCTCAGAAAGTACGCATCCTGACTCCCCACTACGGGAACACACAGGCGATGCACCAGATGGGGGTTATCTCGACGTTCAACCCGACTGAGTCCCGGACCATCGAGCCGGTACGAGGCATCGGGTTCGGGGATCAGGTTGCTGAACTGGTGCCGTCCGTCACGGAGCCCATGACGGGTTCCTTCGAGCGTGCGCTCCTGTACCTGTGCAACCTCTGGCAGGCTACGGGTTACGCCGCAGGCGTGGACGGCCCGGTGCGCTCTCTGAAGCACCACCGCTGGCCCTTCGACATCGAGCAGCAGCTTGTGTTCAGCACCCTGGCCGACGCAGACCTGGGTGAAGCCAACACGGGCATGGGTGGCGATCCGGGTACGTTCCAGGGCGGCGTGAAGGCCCTGAGCTTCCCCGAGGTCACGAAGGATTCGGCTCGTGCGGACTACGCCGGGGGCAACCCGGGCGACCGTGGCCACAGCGCCATCATCACGATCCACGAGGCTTGCTGGTTCAACTCATGGTCGACCAGCTTCGCCAAGGACGCCGGAATGATCATGGAGACGGGCGACGTCACCATCTCCGACGTCCACGACTTCGCAAGCGTCTACGGGGAGTTCCTGGCGACAGGTAACGACCCGACCCTCGGCCAGTTGGGCTCAATCCGATTCGCTGAGAACGGCTTCACCATCGCCCAGGCGGGGCGTGGGGCCGGTGGCGGCGGCTCGCAGAGCCTCTTCGCCTCCGAGGCCGTTGACGTTTCCGTCTAGCCGGACAGGCTAGGCTGGTAAGATGATACTGCCAAGGGCGTGACGAAACGGAGCAGCCCAGTGGGCAGACAGACAGACGGGACGGACTGACAGAACCTTTTGCGCTGAACCCCACCCCTGCTGATGCGGGGGTTGGTTAGACCTATGCGGATGTGAACTGCCAGACCTATCCCCTTTGTGCTGTTCAAGGCCCCTGCGAGTTGCTTCCTGACAAAGAGGGAAGCACATGGATCTGACACTTGAAGCCTTGGAACAGGCACTCTCCCCCATCACTGAGATCGGTACTGAAGAACTGACGTTCACCGTCAGCGGTACTGAGGTTTCCCTGCGGGTTATGTCGCCGGAGGAAGAGGGGGAGGTCCAACGGTATTCGGCTGGGCCTATGCCGGAGAATCCTTCCGCCGATGAGGTCATGTCCTACCTGGAGCGGTTCAAGGTTGCTGTCCTCTCACACGCTATCGTTCAGATCGGCACCATGAACCTCCGGGACGTCAAGTTCGTGGAGACCCCCGAGAAGCTGGACAACGACAAGCCGGTCAAGGTCGCCAAGCACCTGGCCATGCGAGGGATTCTGGACAAGTGGCCTGGTGGGATGCGGACGACCGTGTTCCTCCGCTACTACGATCTGCTGGAACAGTTCGAGCGCAGGGTCGATGCAGCCATCGACTATGAGCCCCCGGACCTTGATGCCGAGATCGAGCGGGTTGAGGCCCACCTCAAGAAGCTCAAGGAGGCCAAGGAGCGCAAGTCCAAGGAGGCTCAGGAGGGCTTCACGAACCAGGTCAAGATGGTTGCAGAGGAGGCACGGGCCGGGAAGGACGCCAAGCAGGCGCACCGCCAGAAGGCTGTAGAGGCGGCCCTGGGCACCCCACAGCCTGAACCGGCCCCCGAACCCC